TTTATGAAGCTCCAGAACATATACCTTCTTGGAGAGATAGGTTAAGATATATAGCAAAAGGCGATAAGAAAAAATCGGCAATGAGTGCATAATATGGCAGTTTATAAAAAACCAAAAAAGAATCTAAATAAAGCAGAACAACTTGCGTTAGCAAAATCACAATGGGACTCTTATACCAGGGCTAGAGATAGTGGCCATGAAGAATATATACACATGGCTAAAAAATGCGATGCGTACTACAGAGGAGAACAATGGGATGAGTACGACATGCAAACCTTAGATGACCAAGGACGACCTGCTCTGACAATTAACACAATCTTACCGACCATCAACGCAGTGCTAGCAGAACAAAGCACTAAAAAAGCAGACATACAATTTAAACCTAGAGGTGGTGGTAACCAAGAAGTAGCAGATGTACTTACAAAAGTTTACGCACAAATAGCAGATAATAATAAATTAGACTGGACAGAAGCTCAGGTATTTTCTGATGGTCTTATTCAAGACCGTGGTTACTTTGATGTTCGTGTGGATTTTGATGATCACGTACAAGGAGAGGTCCGAATCGAAGCAAAAGACCCTTTAGATATTCTTATAGACCCGGATGCAAAACATTATGACCCAAGAACTTGGAATGAAATATTCGAAACCAAGTGGATGAGTTTAGATGAAATAGAAGAAACATACGGACAGAAACAAGCGGATCAATTGCGCATGCTAGCAGAAACAGGTACTACTCTAGGTGCTGATTCTATGGAGTTTGAAGAAGAAAGGTACGGAGATACGGATGAGTATAACTACGGACAGCAATATCCTGGTGATCCAGAAAATGCACGAATGCTTAGGTCTATTCGTGTTATAGAAAGACAATATTACAGACTAAAAGACTGCATGTTTTATGTTGACCCTGTTACTGGTGATATGCGTGAAATACCATACAACTGGGGTAAAAAGAAAAGAGAGGACTTTGCAGATCAGTTTGGGCTAGACATTATAGAGAAAAAAATGCGGAAGGTCCGTTGGACCGTGACCGCGGATACCGTAGTGCTGTTCGATGACTGGTCTCCTTATGGACATTTTACAATTGTTCCTTTCTTCCCGTACTTTAGACGCGGCAAACCATTTGGTATGGTACGAAATTTATTGTCACCGCAAGAACAACTAAATAAGATAACTTCGCAAGAGTTACATATAGTTAATACAACCGCTAACAGTGGTTGGATCGTAGAGAACGGTTCTCTTTCCGGTATGACAGCAGATGATTTAGAAGAACATGGTGCGGAAACTGGCCTCGTATTAGAGTTTAACCGTGGCTCTACGCCCCCATCCAAGATACCACCTAACCAGATACCTACAGGTTTAGATAGGTTGGGTCAGAAAGCCGCTAGAAATATAAAAGAAATAAGTGGTATTACAGATGCTATGCTTGGTATGGATAGTCCAGAGGTTTCTGGTGTAGCTATTCAAGCTAAACAAGGTAGAGGTTCTATGTTATTACAAGTTCCTTTAGACAACCTAGCTAAAACAAGACAATATTTAGCTGAAAAGATACTACAACTTGTGCAGTCTTATTATACAGAGGAAAGAATTATTCAGATTACAGATGAGTCTGACCCATTCAAACCTAGAGAAAAACTAAGAATAAACCAACAAACTCCAGAAGGCGAGATTATAAATGATCTTACTATAGGGGAATACGACGTAGTAGTTGGTACTGCCCCTGCTAGAGATAACTTCGACGAAATGCAATTTGCAGAAGCTATTGAACTTAGAGGCGTGGGTGTACCAATACCAAACGACATGATTGTTGAGTACTCGCATTTATCACGTAAAGCAGAAATTGCAGAAAGAATAAGACAACTAGAGGGCACTGCTCCACCATCAGAAGAACAAATGCAATTACAACAATTCCAAATGGAATCACAAATCAGAAGTACGCAGCTTGAGATTGCTAAGTTAGAAGCAGAAGTTACAAACTTACAAACATCTGCAGAGCTAAATATGGCAAAAGCGCAGAACGAACAAATGGACCCACAGTTGAAGGTTGCTGAATTACAAGGTAAACTTCAGACTAAACGTGAGGAACTGGGACTACGTGAGAAGTTGTCAGAGTTGACTAACCAAATGCGTAAAGACCAGAGTGATACTGCAGCGGCGGCTAAGATGGCTGCTGCGGCCATGAAACCAACAGGAGGGAAATAATATGGCAGATGAAAATAAAACCGAAAATACAGATGACATTACTATGGATGTAATGCCTGGCGCTGACCCTGTGCCTGAAGATGAAGCAGGGAAAGATTTTAAAGTAGATTTAAACTTTGAAGATACCGAAGAAGAGGTAGAGTTTCCAAAGGAGGAGGAAGTTGAAGAAGTCGAAGAACTTAAGGCTGAGGAAGAACCACAGGAAGGAACTGAAGAGGCTGAAGAAGAGGAAGAGGTTGAAGCAGTTGCTGAAGAAGCAGAAAGTGGAGAGCAAGAAAGCGTATTGGCAGAAGATGACGGAGATACACAACAACCTGATCAGCCAGTACAGGAAGGAATTAAAGAAGAAGTACCCAAAGAGCCCATGATACCTAAGTCTAGGTTTGATGAAGTTTTACAAAAACAAAAAGCACTGCAAAAACAACTACAAGAAGCTACTAAGCCTACAGAAGTAGCACAAAAAGTTGAGTATGATTTTGCAGCTAAAGAAGCAGAGTACCAAGAACATATTTTAAATGGCGAAGTTACAAAAGCCACTGCTTTGAGAGCAGAAATAAGAGATGTTGAAAGACAAAATATGTTATATGAGATGCAAGAAAGAATGGGACAA